TCGCCTGGAACAGGGTCACCGAACTACAGGCAGAGGCTCGACGGATCGTCGACGGAAGCGCCGCCGAATCGAAGCTCCCGACGATGGCTTCCGCGCTGCTCCAAGCCGCGAAAGAGATCTGGCGCCATGAGGCGGAGCAAGACCTCACCGAAGAACTGGAGGCCCGGCTCACCTCAAGCGTGACCATTGCCGTCGAGGAGGAGTTCGAGCCCGACGAGATCATCAAGGCGATCAGGTATGGGGCATGGTTCGGTACGGCGACGGTTACCGAAGGACAAGCCCAGATCTACGACCGCGACCGGGTCATGGCCGTCATGCGCTGGGAGTGCACCTGGCGGGACTCGTGCGGCAACTATCCCTCCGAAGAAGAAGTTGCGACCTTCGAGGGGTACAGGAATGCCCTGTTGCAGGCTGGCGTAGGGGAGCCAGTCGTTGCGTCCGCTGCTGCCGTCGCCGGCTTCTGCCTCTCTGTCGTCCCCTACTTCGGCATCCGAGACGAGGTGCTGAAGGCTGTCGGCATCAATCCGAAACGACAGGCAGCCGAGGACTTTTGGGCGCTCGCCTTCGTCGCCACAGCGGCCCGATGGCCCACGACGGAGGAGCGGCAGAAGTTCAGGGCGCAGCTCGATCGCCTCACGGATGACGGTGGATACCTCATCTTCGATGCGAACGCTGCGGCTGTAGCGGCCGGCGCCGCCCAAGAGGCCGACCTGTACTGGAACGTGCCGCGCAATTTCTCCGCCCTGCTCGCCGCCGCCAAGCCCCTTCAGGGCGGTGAGAACTGATGGCCCGCATCCGATCCATCAAGCCGGAGTTCTTCACGTCTCTGACGATCGCTGAGCTCTCCCTGTCCGCTCGACTCACGTTCATCGGGCTGTGGACCTACGTCGACGACAACGGCGTCGGGGCCGCCGACGCCCGACTGATCCGCGCCGCGATCTGGCCGCTCGAAGAGACTCCGGACATCCTCCAGAGGACTCGCGAGGATCTCCAGAGCCTTCAAGAAGCACGCCTCATCACCCTGTACGAGGCCTCCGGACGGCCTCTTGTGTTCGTCAACGGCTGGGACGAGCACCAAAAGGTCAGCCACCCGCGGAAGCCGCGTTTTCCGCTGCCCTGGGAGGTCCCGCAGATCGCTGACCAGCTCTTTGGCGACTCTCCGGAGGATCGCCGGAACGCTCCGGAGGATCGCGAGAGCACTCCGGAGGATGACGCCCCTGAGCAGGGAGCAGGGAGCAGGGAGCAGGGAAAAGGAATTGAGCGCGATTCGGAGGCTGCCGCCTCCGCGGCAACTCCTCCCCGCCCCGATGTTGAGCGCGTCTGTGAGCACCTGGCCGCCGTGATCGAGAAAGGCGGCGGCAAGAAGCAGCGGATCTCGAAGACGTGGCGCAACGACGTCCGGCTGCTGCTCGACGTCGATGGCGTGACGGTCGACCAGGCCATCGCCGCCATCGATTGGGCTCACGCCTCCGACTTCTGGAACGCGCACATCCTCAGCCCCGGGAAGCTCCGGACCAAGTACGAGACCCTCCGCCGCCAGGCGCTCACCGAGCAGCGCAAGCGCGCGCCTCAGGGGCCGCCAACCGCGCCCCGTGACACCGAATCCATGACTGAAGAGGAGAAGCAGCGTGCCCTCAGGATCGGCTGACGAGCTCAGCCCTCGCGAGTCCTGGCTCCAGGAGCGCAGTGTCTTTGCGCTCGAGACCTTCGACGAGCGGACCCCGCTCATCTACCGCCAGCGCATCGATCTTCCCAAGGAGGTTCAGGACTGGATTGGCGGCTGGGGCGGCCGGAGCCTTTTCCTGACCGGCCCGATCGGCGTAGGCAAGACGCACACCGCTTGGCGGACGTGCCGCCGCTGGCTCGAGGCCTGGTACGCGCCCAGCCGGCCGTGGACGTCGGGCGGTCCCGACATTCGCACGTACCGATCGACGGCGCTGTTCGATGCGCTGCGGCCGGACGGCCCGGACGAGGTGCGCCGCACCCTGGTGAAGGAACTCCAGAAGTGCAGCCTGCTGTTCATCGACGACCTCGCCGCGGCGAAGGCGTCGACGTGGACGCAGGAGCGCCTGTTCGAGATCTTCGACGAGCGGTACATCAACCGCCTCCCCGTGATCATCACCTGTGACGTGCTGCCCAACCAGCTATCCGACGTGACCGGGCCGCGGGTCGCGTCCCGTCTCGCCGAGATGTGCGGCAACAGCATCGTCCTGATCTCCGGCGTCGACCGCCGCATGGGAGGTGCGGCGTGAGCACCGAAACCGACATGTGGGCTGCCGACGACGCTGCCGCCCCGGCCGCCGCCGGACTGTCGGCGATCGAGGCCGAGCGGATCATCGCCGCCTCGGTCATGGCCCGCCCCGAGCTGATCGACGAGCTCGGCGGCGAGTTCGACCCGGCCGACATCCAGTCCGACCAGCTGCGCTGGGTGTGGCATGCGGTCGACGAGATCCGCCAGACCCTCACCAAGGGCGAGATCCGCTGGCAGGCCGTCGACCGGCAGATGCAGGCGTGGCGGGCCACCGGCTACATGCCCGTCCCGCCGCTCAACCTGGCCCAGCTCTCGCAGCTGTACGACGAGGCGCAGATCTCCTACCAGGCCGGCTCGTACTACGCCCAGCAGATCACCGAGGCGGCCCTGTCCCGCCGCTTCCTCGCCGTCAGCGCCGACATGAACATCCGCGGCAGGTCGGCAGCGTTCGACTCCGCCACCGATATCCCGGCCATTCAGGACGCGCTCGACGACCTGGTCCGCAACCGCGACACCAGTGCGCCGAAGCTCGTGCGGGACATCATCGGCGGCGCCCTCGAACGGTCGGTGACACCGCCGACCCTCGAGAAGCTCGTCCCCACCGGGTTCCTGGACCTCGATGCGCTGCTCTCCGGCGGCTTCAAGCCGGGCCAGGTTGTCGTTGTCGCGGCCCGTCCGGCGATGGGCAAGTCCACTGCCGGCCTCGGGTTCGCCCGCGCGGCGGCGATCCACAACGGCATCCCGACGCTCTTCGAGTCCCTCGAAATGGGCGAGGAGGAACTCGGCGACAACATCCTCTCCGCCGAGGCCCGCGTCCCCCTGCACCACATCAAGCAGGGCATCGTTGACGACGCCGGAGTCCAGCGCGAGGCTCGCGCCACACCCCGCATCAATGAGGCGCCGCTCTACCTGAACGACTCGTCCGAGCTGTCGCTGCCGACTCTGCGCGGGCGCGTTCGCCACATGGTCCGCACCGTCGGCTTGCGCCTGGTGGTCATCGATTACCTGCAGCTGATGGACGCTCCGAAGGCGGAGAACCGGCAGGCGGAGGTATCCAAGCTCACCCGTGGACTCAAGCTGATGGCCAAGGAGTTCGGGATCACGTTGGTCATCCTGGCCCAGCTCAACCGCGGTCCCGAGTCCCGGACCGACAAGAAGCCGATGGTCTCCGACCTGCGCGAGTCCGGGGCGATCGAGCAGGACGCAGACATCGTGATCCTGCTCCACCGGGAGGACGCCTACGACCGGGAGTCGCCTCGAGCGGGCGAGGCCGACTTCATCGTCGGCAAGCATCGGGCCGGCCCCACGGCGACGATCACGACCGCATTCCAGGGCCACTATGCCCAGTTCATCGACATGGCTCAGACATGACCGGTGACCTCGACGACATCGCAGCCATGCGGGCCGACGGCGACCTGAAGGACTTCCTGCTGTCTCTGACCGCCACGCCGCCCGCCCCGAAGTGCACCGCGAAGCCCACCCTGACCGCGGTCCCGGATCCCGGCTACCGCATCGCCCACGTCGGCGGCTGGCCGCTGGGCACCGCAGCCACCGGCCCCACCCCGCCGCCCGACGCGTGCACTTGCGCGAAGTGCGGCGGCAATCCGTCCGCCCGCCCCGTCCACCACCCGCAGCAAGGAGACGCAGCATGACGACCCCGATCATCTGCCGCCCGCCGAGCTTCCCGATCCGCCGCATCCTCGACTGCCCGACGGAGGGCCGTCGCCGCCGCATGGCTGGCCGGGATCACGGCCCGTACTACGGCCCGACCATCACCTGCCTCGGCTGCGGTGACGCCTGGTCGTGCGGCGAGCAGCTGGAGCGCCCGTTCCGTCGTGGCTGGCGCAAGGACGCGATCGCCGACGCGAAGCGCGCCTGGGATGAGGCCGGGCAGTACGCGCGGGCCGAGTACCGGGCGTGGCTGGACGCCGAACTCGCCGCGGCCGTCACCGGATTCGACCGGCCCGTCGAGGACGCGCCGCTGCCCGAAGGTGATGCCGCGTGACCGCCGCCTCTGCCTGCCTCGTCGCCGGCAACCCGGGCGCCCGACCCCACCACCAGGAAGGAACCGCGGCGTGAGCCTCCGTATCGCCTCGTTCTGCTCGGGCTTCGGCGGCCTGGAGCTCGCCATACAGGCCGTGTTCGGCGGCGAGGTCGTGTTCCACGCCGACCCGGACGAGGGCGCGGCCAAGATCCTCGCCCATCACTGGCCGAAGGTTCCGAACCTGGGCGACATCACCGCCCTCGACTGGGCCGCGGTCGCCGCCGAGCACGGGCCGATCGACCTCGCCGCCATGGGCTTCCCCTGCACCGACGTATCCCTGGCCGGGCCCCGTACCGGCATTCAGCCCGGCAACCGTTCCGGCCTGTGGCTGCACTGCGCCGCAGGCATCCAGGCCCTCAACCCCCGATTCGTGGTGATCGAAAATGTTCGCGGACTCTGCTCGTCCCCAGCCCACAGCGACCTGGAACCCTGCCCGTGGTGTGTGGGAGACGGGCGCGACGAACCTGTTCTGCGAGCATTCGGAGCTGTTCTCGGCGACCTGGCCGACCTCGGGTTCGATGCGGAGTGGATCGGTCTACCCGCCAGCGATCCCGCCGTCGGAAGCTGCCATCCGCGCTGGCGCGAGTTCGTCTTCGCCTGGCGGCCCGGCGCTCTTGAAGACGCCGACCTCGCAGTTGGCGACGAACGGGGGCCCGCAGCATCCGGACAAGCGGAAGCAGGGGGGGCATGGGGCGACGCTAGAGGACGAGGTGGTGTTCCTGCTGCCGCCGAAACCGCAGCCGAAGCCGCAGGGGACCTGACGCTGCTGCCGACGCCGGCGGCACGCGACTGGAAATCCGGCGCCTCCAATCAGATGGACGTCAACTCCCGCCCGCTCAACGAGTTCGCCGTGAACTGGCTGCCCCGCCGCGGCGACTGGATCGCCACCAACGGCACCGACTACGGGCCCGCCATCCGCCGCTGGGAGAACGTCACCGGCCACCAGGCGCCCGAACCCACCGAGCCCGGAGACCGCGGCAACCGGCGCCTCAACCCGGCCTTCAGCGAATGGATGCTCGGCCTCAACCCGGGCCACGTCACCGCCGTACCCGGCCTGTCCCGCGAGGACCAGCTGCGCGCCATCGGCAACGGCGTCGTATGGCGCCAAGGCGCACATGCCCTGCGGCGACTGCATGCCCGCGCCCTGCACAGCCTCAGCCTCGACCGGCCCGCCGCCGCCTGACCCGACGCGCGTTGGACTGCGACGCACGCCCCCGCGCTGCCG